AAGTGGAATACCAAGAAAAAGATGGCATTGCGATATATCCTCAAGAAGTATTTACGAATAGATTAGGAACAACAAACGAAGAAAGTTACACAGAACACTTAATGGCAGGCATGTGGACCAATTAGGAGGTTTTAAAATGGTAATAATAATGTGCGGAGGAAATTACAGAGACTTTGAAAAGCACAAAGCATTAAGTGTAATACACGGAGAGGTATTAGTTGAAAGAACAATAAGGTTGTTAGAAGAAAATGGGATTAGTAATTGGTATATTAGTACGAACGATGAAGCCTTTGAAAAATATGGCAACATATTACATCATGAAAATAATTTTGAAGTAATAAATGGGAAACCAAAAGGATATTGGCCAGACGCTTATTATCCAACAGATGAGCCCACTATATATTTGCATGGAGATGTATATTATACTGAAGAAGCAATGAAAAAGATATTAACATTAAATCCAAAAGTTAATACTTTTATTGGAAATGAAGTTGCAAGAAACCCACAACACTTAAATTGGGGAGAACCGTTTGGCTGGATAGTTGTAGATCAAAAGTCGTTTAGAGAAGCAATAAATAAGACAAGGCAATTACAAGACGAGGGAAAACTTGAAAGAGGCTTTGCATTAAGCTGGGAAGTATATAGAGTACTAAACGGATTAGATGTAAACAAAATGTACATAATTGACGAGACTTATTTAAGTATAAACGACAAAACAATAGACATAGATTATCCAGAACAAATAGAAATGGTAAATAAAGGAGAGAGATGATGCTAATGTCCGATAAACGCAAGATAATAATATACCAATCGTATCTTTGCCAAATCGGTGGCGTTGAGACCTTTTTATACAACTGGTGTTGGTGGTTAAGAAACTTCTTTGATATAACTGTATTATATTGCAATGCAGATCCATTAAGGTTAAAAAAGATGAAAGCATTGGTAAAATGTGAAGTATACAAAGAAGGAACAGAATATGAATGTGACATATTTATACGAAATTCAGTATGGGGTACTATACCACGCAACATAAAAGCTAATAGAATGATAGAAATGCGACACGCTAATTATAAGTTCTTATTAGATAAAGGCAAATTATACCAGCAATACCATGATATGGGAATAAAGGAAATAGTTGGTTGTGGTGAGTTTGTTAGTGAAATGAGTAGATTGGTTTTACACGACAACCCAACAACTATAAAGAATATATTATTACCAAGAAAAGAAACAAACAAAGTATTGCGATTAATTAGTTGTACAAGGATAGACCCTGAGAAGGGTTGGCATAGAATGGTGCAACTAGCAAATATGATGAGAAATGCAGGGATAAAGTTTACATGGGATATATTTACAAACAACCCAGTAAAATGTGATTATGAAGAAATACATTTTTGGAAGCAGAGATATGATATTTGGGATTATTTAGCAAACGCCGATTATACTGTGTTGCTTTCTGACTCAGAAGGACTTTCTTATACCGTACAAGAGAGTTTGGAATATCAGACGCCTTGCATAGTAACAGACGTAGGAGGTAATGCAGAACTTATTAAAGAAGGAATAAACGGATATTTAGTACCACTAGACATGAACTTTGATATAAACAAGATTAAGAATATACCTAAATGCCCTGAATATGACAACGGAGCATTAGAAAAATGGTTAGAGTATTTAGGGTACGAAAAAGAGTTAACAGAAGAAGATATACAAAACGCAATGAACAGAGAAGAGGAGGAGATTAACGTGAATTGCAAAGTAAGAGCTACAAAGAAATTTGAAGGTATTAAAGATGCAGAAAGAGATGTAATGCCTAAAGAAGGAGACGAATGGATAACAAATCAAGAAAGAGCAGAATATCTACAAAGCAAAGGTGTAGTAGAAATAATAGAAAAAATAGAACCACCTAAAGAAGTAAAAAAAGAAGTAACAGTACTACCAGAGATTGAAAAGCCAAAAATGGTAGAAAAGAAGAAATCAACAAAAAAGAAAAAGAAATAACAGGGGATTACGTTTAAGTAACCCTTTTTGACACTTAACATAAACAATGTTATAATTGGATATAGAAATAGGAGCGATATTATGGCAGGAGGAAGACCATTAAAATTCCAAAGTGTTGAAGAAATGGACAAATTAATACAAGAGTATTTTAAAAACACTAAAGAAGAGGAATTGACTATAACGGGGTTGGCTCTGGCATTAGATACAGATAGAAAGACACTCATAAATTACGAAAACAGAGATGAGTTTTTCAACACGATAAAAAAAGCTAAGACTAGAATAGAAAATAGTTATGAAAAATCATTAAGAAAAAACGGTAGAACTGGAGATATATTTGCACTTAAAAATTTTGGATGGCAAGATAAACAAGAAATAGATAGTTCTATAAATGTTAATAACTATGATAAACTAACAGATGAAGAAATAGAACAATTATTAGGTAAATTAGAAAATGGACAAAATAGCTAATACAATAAGAGATTTGTATTGTGTAAAAGCAAGGAGACATTTATACGACTATTGTAAGTTAATGAATCCACAGTTCTACAAAGATGATAGAATATATCTAAAAGAAATGTGCGACAAAATACAATGTTTTTTAGAACAAGAAAGCAAAAAGTTTCTTGTTGTTAATTTGCCACCAAGACATGGTAAAAGTTTTACAAGTAAAAACACAGTTGAGTGGTTATTTGGTGAAAATCCAGAACTAAGAGTAATGACTGGTTCATATAATGAGACATTATCAGGACAATTTGCTAAGCAAGTGCGTGATACTATACAAAACATAAAGGTAGATGACAAACTGGTATATAGAGATATATTTCCAAACACTAGGGTTAAATATGGGGAAGCAAGTGCTAGTATGTGGAGTTTACAAGGAAGCAACCAAAAGAACTACTTAGCAACATCACCAACTGGTACCGCAACTGGATTTGGAGCCAATATACTTATAATAGATGACTTAATAAAGAATAGCGAAGAGGCATACAATGAAAATGTATTAGACAAGCAATGGGAATGGTTTAATAACACAATGCTATCAAGACTTGAGGGCGATTGGAAAGTTATAATAATAATGACTAGATGGGCTGAAAGAGATTTAGCGGGAAGAGTTATTGAAACGTTTGGAGATTTAGTTGATGTTATTAAATACAAAGCAGTACAAGAAGATGGAACAATGTTGTGTGATGAGATATTATCTAAACAAGATTTTGAAATAAAAATAACTGAAATGAACGAAGATATAGTACAAGCCAATTATAATCAAGAGCCAATAGATGTAAAAGGTAGATTGTATGGCGAGTTTAAAGTATATGATAAACTACCACAAGTAAGTCAAATATATGCTTATACAGATACGGCAGATAAAGGCGAAGATTATTTGGTTACAATAGTATATGCTATAATAAATAATGAAGTATATGTAATAGACATACAATACGATGACAGAAGCATGGAAATAACAGAAGAAGAAACAACCGATATTTTATTTAACAACGATGTAAACATAGCAGATATAGAATCTAACAATGGTGGTAGAGGTTTTGCTAGAAATGTAGAAAGAAGATTAAAAGAAAAATACAATTCTAACAAGACAGTGATAAGACCATTTACACAAACAGGAAACAAAGAAGCTAGAATATTGGCAAGTGCCACATGGGTCACAGAACATTTTTATATGCCATTTAATTGGAAGAATAAGTACAAAGAGGCATACAAAAGCATAAGTACGTTTCAAAAGAAGGGCAAAAACAAGCATGACGATATAGAAGATGTTATGGCCGGGATATACGAAAGAGTGGCAAACAAACCAAGATTAGAGTTTGGATATAGAAATATAATATAGGGGTGATTAGATGTTAGGTGGTTGGAAAACAATGCCAAACGGATGTAAAGTGTTTGTTGAACCAGATGGAACAATAAGAAGGAATAAAATAAAAGACAAAGATATAGAAATAAAAACCTATGAGCTTCAAAGAGACGGCAACGACATTTATAAAAGTAAATATTTAATAGATAAAAAAACAAGAATTACTATGGGGCAACTGGATTATAAGGTAAACGACAAAGAAGTAATGGTAAGAATGATAAAGACTTACGACCAATTTAAAAGAAGAGGGATTGCAACAAAGTTATTGAAGGATTTACAGAAGGAAATAGGAAATAAAGAAATAAACTTTCATTTGGTTACGCAAGATGGACAAAAGCTATTAGATAAGATTGCAAACATAACAGAGAAAAGAAAAGATAAATATGGGCAAACATACTATAAAGGAAAGATAAAATAAGGAGGGCAAATAATGATTCAGTACACACGCGAATATTTAGAAAATTCAAACAATGCTACTTCAATAATAAACGAAGTAAGACCAATATTAGAACACAGAAAGCAAATGAGGGATAGATATACTAAAAAGAATGGTATACCACTAGAAGCATATACAAGTAAAGTAGCAACAGGTTATTTAGCAGGAACAGAACCATCATTTACTGTAAACGAAGAAACAAACGAAAAGAAACAAAATATAATTAAACAATTATTTGGCAAGATAACTGGAGAAAAAGCAAATGCCGATGAGTTTAAAACAATGATAGACTATATCAACGACTACAATGACTTAGGGGACTTTTTCTTAAATGTATGCCTAGATTATTTCTCAACAGGAGCTTGTAGATGGCTTAATTATGAAAACGCAGATAATGAGCAAGTATTTGCAAGAGTACCAAGTTGGCAATGTGAATTGATATACGATTATTCAACACCAGTACAATGTATAGGAGCAGTACAAGTATATCAAGCAAAAGATAGTAAGGGAAATACAGTAAATAAAGCAATAATAACAAGTGAAAAGTCAAAGAGATATTTCCAAGATGGACAACCAACAAAAGATGTATACGAAGAAGATGTAAGCCAAAGACAAGACGTTAAGTGGTATTTAGTACCATTCTATGGATGTGAGAGTACTACAGGAGCATTATTTGAAAATGTACTTGACTTAATAGGCAAACTAGAACAATGCATAGATAATACATCAAGTATAATGCAATACAATGATGCAGGATGTAAGTTAAAAATAACAGGCTTTACACCACAAAATCCATCATTAATAACAAATGAAGAGGGGGAATCGGTACAAAACCCTGAAAGAATTAAAGAGGACAATGCTTTATTAAATGCAAAAGTATTCTATACACCAGATCAAAGTGGAGATATAGCTTGGATTGAGAAAAGAATTGATAGTTCTAGCGTAGAGTTAATGAATAAGACTTTATTAGAATATGTATTAATGCTAACATTTATACCAAACATAACAGACGAAAGTTTTACTAATGCAGACTCAAATAAAGCATTAATGAAGAAGTTTTTTGGATTACAAACAAGTCAGCAAGAAACAATTAAGTCATTAGAAAAAGAACTATTGCGTATGTGGGAGAACCTAACTGATAGAATAAACATCAAAAAGAATAAAAAGTTTGATTTTAGAGATATACAAGTAACAATTAACACATCTATACCAACAGACGACCAAGAAGTGGCTCAGATGTGGATGTCATTAAGAGGATTATTGAGTGACGAAACAATAATATCGCATTTACCTTTTGACCTAGATGTAGAAAGTGAACTTAAAAAGATGCAAGATCAGAGTGAAGAAAACATGGAAGATGCTATAAATAGAGCAAAGGAGTTTAAAAATGACAACATTAAAGATTTATCTAATAATAATAACAACGATGAATCTGATACTACTAACGATAGAACAGATAAAGAAGAAGAGGATAATACCAATTAACATAGTAGTTAGTTTATTATACTTAATACCAATTGAGGTGATACTGATATGTGGAGTTATGTAGACGACAAACTAAAAGAATATTTAAAAAAACAGCAAACGAGTAATAAGGAACTCGAATACCGAATACAAAACGTATTCAATATGGGGTTTGAGTTCCCCTTCCTTTTCAATTACGCCTCTAACGACATTTTAAAGCAATTTAAGACACGAATAAGATTGTTTAAGGAAAACTATAGTAAAAACGATTATGTCTCTTATATGGTAAATAAATACGCAAATAGAACGAGAGTAAAAAACAATGAGGTTTTACGAATATTACTACTTATGGAATATGCTGAAGTGTATCAAAAAAATAATGAAGCTCAAATTGCAATGTTTGATGAAATTGCACAAGGTATAACTAAATCAACTGTGGCAGAAGTAGAGGGATTAGCAAAATCAAGAAAAAGAAGAAAGTTCAGAAGACATCCATTTGTTTATGAACACATATTCTTATTACACTTTTTAGCAATGCCAAACAATTTAGGATTAACATGGGATGAACATGTTGCAAGTGTTGTTGATTATTACTCAGAACAAGCCTACAAGCAAGCAGTAATAGATTTAAGAGAAGGCAAGCTAAAAGTAGATACAAAGCTAATAGAAAGCCAATCTAAAAAGGAACTAAACTATAGGCCTGCCAGTAAGAACGTATTTTCAGGACAAATAGATAACGAAGTTGCGTTTGTAGTAAACGAAATGAAACGCCAAATATTTGAGTACTATGGAATAACAAAAGTACGTATAAAAGGCATTTTAGACGAACGTACATGTGAAATATGCGAACAATACATAGGCAAGATATACAACCTAGATGATGTTGTAATAGGGGAACAAATTGGATCTCATATAAATTGCCGATGTATATTAGAGCCTTGGGGGTTTGATTAATGCAGTATCGTTGCACGCACTGTCATAAGTTGCTATTTATAGGTTGGTTTATAGGTAAAATAGAAATTAAATGTTCGAAATGCAAGAACATAAATTTATTTGACAACAAAAAAGAAAAATGATACAATTAAGAAGAACTACTTGACATACGAATGTATTTAGGGTAGTGTCAAAACATTAATCATGGTACTGATTTAATTATCAGTACAGAGTAGATATGCACGAGCTCCGAGAGGATAAGGTTATCTATTCTGTAGTGCTAATTAATAGCACAAGACACCACTGAGGGTAAAGCGGTGGCATCACTACCTTATGTTGCCTTTATAGGTAGCATTGAGTAGATATTGTAATATAGAATATGGTTGCTAAATAGTTTTATATTAAAATTGCTTTGGTCGGGCATAATATCTATTCAGTGGTGCTTATAAAATAGCACATAACAACGCTTTTAAATGATGATATATGTAGAATGGGTTTCAGAGGTAGCTCCTCGTACGAAAGCCTTGCATAATGCGGTAAGTATATCATATTCCTATAAGGAAGTAAGCAAATTATGACCACTCCAGATACGAATGTATGCAAGGTGGTTTGGGGATTGCGTTTGCAGTCGGAAGAACATAGTAAAAGGATATGTTCTTTTTTTGGTATTTGACAACAAAGTAAACAAATGCTATAATTTAGTCAGTGATAAATAAGTCACAGATATAAAGAGTTCCAAGAGAGCCGATGTTTCAGTACATGGGCTTTTTTTGAATGTTATGGGCTTAATTGAACATAATGGGCGAATAGGAGGAAATACAATGGAACAGAATACTAACGTAGCTGAAGAAGTTACACAAGTGGAAGATACACCACTAACTTTCGATGAGATATTGGGAGATAAAACGTATCAAGCAGAGTTCGACAGGAGAGTTCAAAAGGCTTTAGAAACGGCAAGAACTAAGTGGGAAGCCGAAGAACTAACTAAGAGAACTGAAGCCGAGAAATTGGCTAAAATGGATGCAGAGCAAAAAGCTAGATATGAGTTAAAGAAAGCAAACGAAGAGCGTGATTCTGCACTAGCTAAACTAAATGCGTATGAATTAAAGAATACAGCAATTAGAATAGCACAAGAAAAGGGTTTGGATATATCTTTACT